TTAATACAGAGGCGGCTCCTATAAACTCACTCTTTAATGAAATGCAATCTGTAGAAACTATTGAGAATTTAGAAGACTTAGAAATTCCTGATGTTATAAGTATAAGAGAATTATTTAAAGCCACACTAAAATTAAAATCTATAAATTTACCTAATTTAAATTTGAACACTGTTGAAAATACTAGTTATGCATTTATTAGAACAGGAGCTATATCTATATCTATACCAAATACTGAAAAGATTAATAATATAAAAACAATGGAAAATATGTTTAATTATGCTAATTCTTTAGAACAACTAGATTTTCCACCATTAACTAGAGCTAATAATAAGCAAAATACTAGCAATCTTAAAAGAATGAATGGGTTATTTACTAATTGTAGCAAGCTTTCAGTTCCTGTATATATAGATAATCTAGATACGTCAAATGTTGTTACTATGGAGAGTGCATTCGCATTTCATAATAATAATTTTGGATATACGTCAAGCACCCAATATCCAGAAATAGATTTAAGAGGTATAGAAAATTTAGATACATCAAATGTTACTGATATCGTATCTTTATTCGAAAATAGTAAATTCAAAAATAAAGAAATTGATCTTAGGAGATGGAATGTTTCTAAAGTACGATCACTAAATTCTGTTTTTCGTTTTACTACTTTTAAAAAAATAAATATAACTGGATGGGATATTTCTAAAGTAGAAAGCATGCGCTCATTATTTAATGGTGTTTCTATAGAGTCTATATCAGACATAATAGGATTTGACACTCTCAATTTTTCTGCAAATTTAGAATCATTGTCTTTTTATAATTTCTTCTCCTTATGTAACAATCTTAAGTTAGCCATATTTCCAGATAATTTTAAAAATATCAACAAAGAGTTAGCATTCGTACAAATGTTTGAATCTTGTAATAATTTGACCAGTATAGATATGAGAGATTCAAAATTTACGATAATAGGATTGAATGATTTTGCCGCAGCATGTCCTAAATTAGAAACGGTTAATTTTGGGAATACAAGGATAAAATTACAATCAGCTGAGGGGGCTTTTTTAAATTGTAGCTCTCTTCGTCGAATAGATGGTATTATAGAATTGGATGATTCTTTAAAAATAGTTTCAGGTGGTCAATATAATGGAACTCGTAATACACATTATAGATATAGAGATGATAATGAAGCTACTTTAGAAAATATGTTCCAAGGATGCGACAATTTAAGAGGGTTAAAAGTAAAGAATATACCTGGAGGGAATCTAGATGTATTTGAAGATATAACTAAATTAAAAAGAAACCAATATACAGTTGTTTCTTAATATAGAAAGGATAATTATTAATGTATTTTGAAGAAATAAAACCATTGACCGAATCATCTTATTCAGTATTATCACTATTTGGTGGCAATGCTTGGTATCCGATGACAATGATTCAAAGTAATAAAGAAATTGCTAAAGCTAAAGAAGCTTTTGCTGCTAAGTTTAAAATCCCTAAACCAGCTGAAGTTAAATTAGAAAAAGTATTAGATAAGATTGCTAAAGGAGAAGTAAACAAACTTCCTCCAATCAACCTTATTGATATTGATGGTTATTTGAATGCTAGACGCCGTATGGATGTAGCTATTAAGGGTTATAATAAGGCTGTTAATAAATCCATTATGGAAACAGAACGGAAAGATTTCTATGGTACTATCACTTATCCATTGATGAAAGAAATCCTTAGAAGCTATACTTATGATAATGATCATGTATCAGATGCTCAATTCTTACCATACGTATTGAAAGATAAATACCTTATCTATTTTACATTTAACAAATCTGGTATTTTAAATCTATCCTATGTAGGATCTGAAAACTATAGAGATCCTATGTGCCCTATTAATCTAGCTCTTATCGTAGATGGAGAGCCAGTTAAGTTTGATACTTTTAAAAAGTAAAAATATATACTCCATACCCTTAATTGGGTATGGAGTAATTTTCTGTTTATTTATATACTATAATAATGAAAATACATTTTTATATCTAATTAAATTATTAATCCATATAAGATATCATATTAACAGGTTAAATTATTTTTTAAGAGGTGATTATTTTGATTATAGAAGATAAGTATTTAAAGATCTTTAAAGACAAAGCGAATAAAAAGCTAGGAGAATTGGCCGCATTTACATTCAATAATGTGCTTACTTATATAGAATATCAGCTACTCAGAGATCCAGAGTATAAAGATCCTGATTTGGAGAAAGCCCGTAATGAGGTAACAAATATTAGTATGAAAAACCCAATGGACGCCGCCAAATCTAAAGCCATGTTTTTTATTTTAAATTATAGATTTGATCTTTTAGAGGCTCTTATTGGTAAAGGAGTAGAGGAAGTCACTCCAGAACAAGAAAGAGAAATAAATTCCTTAATGGTCGATAAGGAAAAATTAAATAAGTTTTTAATTGATTTTAAAGAATCAAGAATTAAAGAAGGAAAGTCCTTTGATAATTTTTAAAGAAAGTGAGGAATTATGTTCTTTTACAAGAATGCAGTAAATGTATTTTCAGATGCTTCTACTAAGATTATTAATCCTGGGACTAATAAGAATAAATTTCTTACTTGTCCTGGATTTGTAACTACTATTAATGGAAGTATCATAAATGAAGGATATGATATAGTTGAAGCAACTGTAAACTATGCAGAACTATATGCTATCCGTATGGGTATCGCTGATTTGTTAAAATATAAGAATACTGATCTATTCTTAAATATCTTTTCAGATTCAAAGATATCTGTATTTGGTTTGAGGGAATGGTTTTTTAAATATTATAAGAATGGCAAGGATTTTACCTTGATGACTAGTGATAATAGACGTGGCAAAAAGCCAGTTGCTAATCAAGAATTGATTCTAGATATTGTGAGAATGATTCTTCAAGCAAACGTTCATGTATCTATTTATCATGTACCTGGGCATATTCAAGCTAATAATATTGATAGTATGAACAAATTTCATTATATGTTTCATAACAACAATTTCCCAGATAATCAAAGAGTTACAGTTCCATTAGATACAGAGATGGAAATAGCTGGTTTTAACAACTACATCGATAATCTAACAAGAACTAAACTCAATAGAGCTATTAAAAGTGGATCTTTAGACAAATTTGATATCAAAAGGAAGCTATATCCAGCTATTTGGTATCCAAAACCTGAAGATGTAACAGACTATTTGCACTTGGTACACCAAGCAAAATAAGACTAAATTGTATACTATAATTATGAAGGAGGTTTATAATTATGGACTTTTTAAGTGGGCTAGCAGGAACTTGTTCCAATCCTGTAGAGCCAGTAGAAGATTTATTCGGCTATACGAATATGGCTGGAGAAGATTTCATTGGAATCGCTCCAGATATAGCAATAGAAACATGGTTTAATGATTTAATAGCACAGTATGGATTAGAGCAGTTGGTTCAAATGTATCCTTATCAACCTATGAAGGTTAATAAAGCTACAGGTATCATAGAGCCAATTAATCAAGATTGTACTTACAATGCTAGATTGACAAACTGTTTCCATGTTTTATATCAACGTCGTAGGGATAAGATGATTCAACAAACCGTTCAACAGGCAAGTCCTGTTGAACAGGTTCCTTTTCAAAATGGTAATATGATGAATCCATCTTTTTTACCTCAAAATGTTATTACAACGAACGGAAGTGTTCAACAAGTGTCTAATAACACACAAGCAGCTTTAAGCGTTAATCCGCAACAAGTAGCACCTTTAAATCAAGCATACTCGCTTAATTTAGGAGGTCTATTTGATAAAAGTGATAAGGTAGAAAGGTCTATTGAAGTTCTGCCTGAGAATATGATAAGGTCTGATGACGACCCAGAATTAATTAGGTTCAATCCTACTGAGGATATAATTGTAGAACCTGTTGAGGCTGGGTCGTTTCACCCTAATAAGAAGGAAGGATATTATGTAGATGATGACGGATCTCTTATAGGGAAACCTTTGGAGTATATAAATCCATTGTTCAATAATCCAAATTATGGATCTTATTATAGTCAAACTCCTTATCCTACATACCAACAATCCTTCCCTACATCTTCTGTGTTCCAAAGCAGGAACTCGTATATTCCAACTTATAGGTCGGTGGTGAAGTAATGTTTGATATGTTTGGAAACAAGCTTAAAGAAAAAACAGTACAAGATTGTATAGATCAAGTACTGGCAAAAATGGAAAAAGAAGAAGCAATGCAGCAAAACCCATCTATGTATGAACCACAACCTCCTCCAATATCTATGCAACAAGAGGTTATGATGTCTATGATGGGTGGAGGCAATCCAGCATTAGCTTTATTAGGACAGCAGCAGGCAGGGCCTGGAGGAATGGGTGGCGCACCACAAATGAATCCAGCTCTAGGTTTTAATGGTATGGTAGACTTTAGCAATCCAGCATCAGTTGGTAATATGCAGAATAGTTTACAGAATGATCCTAACTTCATAGCTAATCAGAATGCGGTTCTAAATATGATGAACCAAGCTTTAGGAGCAATGCCTAATGTACACGTTAGTCCAGCAGCTCCTCCACCACCACAATGGGGAGGAGGATTCCCACAACCTTTTCCTAATCAAATGGTAGGAAATAACTTTGGTCTGAATCCTAACTTTGTACAGCAAACACAATTCCAGAATCCATTAGATGGAGTTGTACCTGCAAATCCTGATGCTGTAGTTAATTCAACTGCTAGTTGGTATGGAGGAACACCATTTCCAATGCAGAATGGATTAGGAATGCAGCCTAATATGGTAGGAGGTTGGAATGCTCAACCTTCTTATTACAATTTCTATATGAACGATCCTGCTAACAGGGAAGCATATATGAGATTTACTCAAGAGGAGATCGATGCTGGGATAGGATTTAAAGTTAAAATCGTATCTAAAACAGAAGAAGAGATCCGAAGAGAAAAAGAACAAGATGCCTTAGAAGAGCAAGCTCTTATTAATAAGCATCTTACATGGGATGATAAGTTTAAGAATATCAATTTCAAAACAGTAATGAGAGAAGTTGATATAGATGATCTCCCAGAACCTCTAAGAAAAATACGCATGGAGCAAGAATCTCAAGCTGCAGCGGAAAAGAAAGCTAAGGAAGAAGCAGAAGCTAATAAACCTAGCAGAGTTATCATAGAGTGTTTACATTCAGAGATAGAAATACTGAGAGGATGGATTTATAGAATCCTTCCAAAAGATATAGTAGGTCTGAATGCAAAAGAAATCATAGTGCCAAAGCCAAAGAGATTATTCTTCAATAAACGCGATGAAGAAGCTTTGAGGAATCTATGTAAAAAGTTAGAAGTTTATAATCCTGCACTCGCAAGGGTTGTATGGAGCAAGAGACATCTTAAATATCGAGATGATTACAATATATTCATGGAAGTAGCCGAAGACAATCTAAGAGAATATGAAATAGATGAAATGTTTGATAAAAGAGAAGAAGGCTATAATGATTACAGAGTACCTATGCACTGTAGAGAAATTCCTGGATACACTATAAATGAAAAAGGTGAAAAGGAATTCGATGAAGAATATTGTGAACTATATCCATTTATAAGATATACCGACAAGAACTACAAATACGAGTTTGATAGAGGAAGAAAACTTACTAACGAAGAATTTAATGTATTCTGTGAGTATGAGGAGATGTGCCTGGTATACGGCTTCCACCAATTAAGACTCAAGAAATTGTTAGACGACAATAGAAAACGTCAAGAGCTACCTCTTTCCTATAGCGTTGATAGACGTGAGTTAGCTATTAGAGAAGAAAAGATTAGAAATCTTTTAGTAGAGAGTAATGGTAGTAAAGAAACTACTGAAGAAGAAAATAAGATGGAGCAGCAATGCAAGAATAATAAAGTTCAAGAGGATCCAAGAACTTTAGAACAAATAGAGAATGAGTATTATAATAAGTTTGACCCAATAGAAACTCATTATCATGAAATGCGTGTGATGAGGAAGAAGCAACAACAGCAATATGAGTTATATCGAGACATCTTCTCTTCGAAATCTCAAAAAGACTTCGATGCATGGTGGTATGGAAAGAATTCATCTCAATACCAACAAGAGAACCTATCACCAGAAGAGTTAAAGAAGAAACAACGGCAAGAATATGTTGATCGTATGACCGAAGCAAATATAGCTTTGCTCTCTAAAGCTACGCCGATAGATCCTGTACAGTTTGTAAACAATTTTAGATATTGGCAACAACAACAGTTGCAAAAATTGTTTGGCAATACAATGAATGAGGCAACAACGGCTAAAGATGTATTTGAAAAAGTAATTCCGCATGCATTATACGAAATCTCTTGTGAAAATATAGAAAGACAACGGCAAGAAGCTATGAATAGACCATACAATCCAATGGCCTATAAAAGAGCTCTCATAGAACTTGCTAATAAGAAGATATTAGCTGGTAATGAAGATCCAAACTTCAAACCAGGTCCAGTAGACCCAAAATTCGGCTATCCATCAAATTGGGTAGATCCTACTAATTCTAAAGAATATGAAGAACGTAAAGCACAGTTCATGGAATATTGTAGAACATCGATGGGTGTAAATATGCCTTTGCGACCTATTTATAAATAAGGTGGTGAGCATATGAATATCAAAGAACGCAATGCTATTATAAGGCAATCGCAGGACGCTGCAAGATTTGCTAACTTTGATCCTGACGTGTTTAAGTTCACTGAGGAGAATTGGGATAATATGACCAAACCTCCACTCACTACTTACGTTCCTTTACCAGTTATAGATCAATTAAGATCTATAGTAAACAATGTTAAACTTATGAACAACCCAACAAAAAAGTATGATTTGGTTAATAAGTTATTTGCCACAATTGGATTAAAACCATTAGCCTCTGGTACTAATAGAAGAACTTTCTATTGTACTTATGATCCTACAGTTGTTATCAAAATAGCATCTGATAGAGTTGGTAAGATGGATAATATATCTGAATTTACTTTACAAAAACTTATTAAACCATTTTGTACTAAGTCATTTGATGTGACTAGTGATGGAGTCGTTGCATTAGTAGAACGTGTTGAAACGATGAAGGAAAAAGACTTTAAACAAGTCTATGCTAGTGATGTATTTGACTTTACGTTTGAGATCCTTAGAAGAGGATATGTTATGGAAGATATAGGAGGAAACTTCTATAAAAACTGGGGTATAAGATTCGGCTTTGGTCCTGTTATCCTAGATTATCCATACGTATTTGAATTAGATTGGGCAAAGCTAAGATGTAGTCATAGAGATATTCATACTGGAATATACTGTGACGGATACCTTGATTATGATTATAATAAAGGTATGTCTGAGATTATCTGTACTAAGTGTGGTACTAGATATACTGCTAAGTATTTAGCAAGAAGAATTGATGCTAAAGATGTATTAGAAAGAATTGACAGAAAGAGGGACAATGAAATGGCATTATTAGACACAAACTTCAAAGTAGTAATTAAACGCGGTGATCAAATCGTTAAAAGATGTTACAAAGAAACGGATACTATTGTAGATCCTAAAACAAAACTTGGTGGTAAGAAAGAATACAACCAAGAACCTAAACTTAAATTTGATGAACCTAGAGTTCCAAAATATACAGTAAAGCGTAAGATAGAAGATAACGAAGCTCCACAAGATAACCATAATCATGGTAATAAGAAAAGATATCCAAACTTTACTGATCAACCATTGTTTACGGATAACTTGATCTTCTATCCTAAAAACTTAAAGAATGATATTATCTTCTTCTTAAAGAAAATGGAAGAGAAATATGGTTCTGAAGATGCTGTAAGATTAGCATCTATCATTGGTACAGTTTACAATCCAATGAATCCAGATTATGTTCTTCCTGAAAGAGAAACCGAAGAAAAGGAAGAAGCGAAAGAAGACCCAAAGTCTAAAGCTCCTGTCGATGAAGCTAATTATAGCTATGATGGTGGGGAGTTTGAAACTAAAGAACCAAAACCTTTAGAAGATGAAAAGGAAGAATTGATTAAAAAGATCGAAGAGGCTGAGAAGGAGGAAACAAATCCTCAGCCATCCTTCCCTACAGCTCCAAAAACTTATGAAGACGTTAAGAGCATGAGCATTGAAGATATCATCACAGAGTCTATCTCTAAAGATGAGTTAAATCTATTCAAAGAAAACAATGCTCCTAAGGAAAATCTATTCCCAGTAAAACCAATGTCTAAAGAAGAGGAAGAAGCTGCTAAGCTTAGCTCTAGTACAGAAAATGTAATCACTGGTATTGTTGGATCTTCTCTTGTAGATACTCTTAAAGAGAGACAACTAGCAGAAGCTCTTAAAGACACTGTAATCAATACATTCGATAAGAAATTCGTTCCAGACGTTGATGTGGATACTGCTATTAGAAAACTTGATAATGAAATCACTGATATGATCAAAGATGATATCAAAACTATTAGTGGTACTACAGATGGTCTAGAAGTAAATATTGCCAAGACCGTAGACAATAGAAATAATGAATGCTTTAATGTGACAGTAAAGAACTTTACTAGTCCTGTATTCGAATGTGTTATTTATCCAGCTGCTAAAGAGGCTGTTGTTGAAAAAGAATCTGATAACGAAGGTGGAGAAAAAGCAATGGAAAAAGCTATTTTTAACTTCTTGAATGCAAAGGTTGATGAAATCGAGCATGATTATTCTTCTAAAGAGGAAGCAAAGACTTCTATCGCAACTGCATTGTATGGTGCTTTTAAAGATGAATTCAAAGACAAATTCACTCCAGCTCGTATGATGGATATCTGTAAAGAATATGTAGATAACTACGTATCCTTCGATAGCAACGAAGATGAAGAAGAAACTCATACAGCAGCTGATGAGTTATAATCTAAAGGGTGATATCAATGCAACCTCAAATGAATAATCCGCAACCACAGTTTAATAGATTTTTAGAAGGTGTGTTGTATGGCTGTAATGATGCTGGCAGTATTCCAGATGCATTAGCATCTGGATATGCTGTAATAGCAGTAGTGGATATAGAAGAAGCATATAAGTATGCTAACGTTCCAAACTTAGCAATCATGTCTAATCTACTTCCCCCTCCAGAAGCAGTAACCGCTTATATTGATGGAGAAGCTGCTATTGGTCATCAAATATATTACGAATATTTATCTAATAGAGAGCGAGAAGCAACAGTAGTAACTGTATTACAAGCTTTATATGGTCATAGACCTAGTATTAGATTTAGAAACTTCCTAATCTATACTGATTATGAACCTGATGTAGAGTTCAATATCTTATATACTTTAGGAGAATTCTTTAAGAATACTTTTGGTATTGTAATGGCTCCATATAAGCAATCACAAGCTTATAATATTGGAATGCCTCAGTATGACTATATTATCTCTAACTTACTATTCTCTAATGGTAAGATTAATAAGTATGAATTCGTTAGCATGCTTCCACAAGACGCTATGCCGACAGATATATCTTGTAGTATATTACTATCAGATATAAATTATCAACCATCTGGATTAGAAGATGGATATAGAATAGTGTGTAACTATATAGCTCAACTTAGAGCAGAGATTGCATCTAACTATACTATGAAATCTCCTATTATCCAGATCAATGATAAACTAAATAAAGATCTAGAACAAAGCATCAATGATAAGATCTTTGAATCTCAATCTAAATTTGGTAATCAATAAAAAGAACAAAGAGAACTCATAACGAGTTCTCTTTCTTTTTTATCATAAAGGAGAATATCATGCCAATTGTAAGAACAGAAGAAGAACTAGAATATGCTAGACGTCTGATATTAAGTGAATTTACTGATATGGGTTGGTTTAAAGTAGAGAATACTAATAATAGAATTACTACCAAAGAACTGCACTCTATTAAAGCTGGTGCTTATCAAGATATGTATGGTGAAGTACAAGCATTCTTTATCGCTAAAGCTCTATTGGATAATAAACAAAAACCAGTAGAAAAAGAAGAAGTAACAGAAGAGTTAGAACCTCTTGAATATTCTATAAAACAAGAAGTTATTTCTAAGAATGATACTTCAGACGATGAAGATGTTGTATTAGATAAATATCCTACATATTATATGGTAACTCAACAATATAAAGGTGGGCCATTTACAGGAAAGCTTCTTCCTACACAAGATGATATTGATAGAAGTGTTGCACTAAATAAGAGCAACAGTTTCACATTCTTATTCTTAGATAATAGATGATATAATCATATACTATAATTATGAAGAAGAAAGGATGTGATTATATCTGTCTCTTATACACAACAGACGCTGCCGACGAG